AAAGGAATACGTTTGCGTGCGTATTCTTTTGATTCACGAAATTGTGGCAGAAATAGACTCCACGTTTCGGTTCGTTTTTTTTCGAGCAATTCATTGAAACGACGGCATATATGCTTTTGCTCCTCAAATGATAGATTTCTGCCCTGAATACATAATGTAGCATACGTTCTGCTACATTCTTTCGCTTGATAAATATGGTTTTCTTGAAAGGTTAATGATATTCTACCTTCTTGTGTTCCACTATCTAGCGCACACAGTGTCATAAATGTTTGATGCTCGTTTTCTTTTAATTTACGTCCAACAACATATCGTCGAATTACAATATTTGACGGTATAGACAATTTATAAATATCACCACCAATAATCCAATCATTTGACACAGACATATTAAATATTTGTTTCTTTCCCGATGGCATACAGACCCATTCTACATTCTGTTCAGTTAAAATTGATGGCGATTTTTCGAATGAAAATGCTACAACTGTAGTAGATGTATCATCAAAAACCGACTCCTCAAAATATTTAACACGAATCAATTTATATTTTGATAGGAAATCATTTCTACAACGAACATCCAAATCACGGGGTGAGAAGAAAAATCCAGCAGGAATTATGAAAATACCTCCAGTAGCACATTCATCTTGTTGTGTTAGCGATGTTATGAAACATTTGTACAAATCATTTGTATTGTATTTATCAAACACTGTTTTATCAGCGCATTTATTTCGAGCAAGATAGGGTGGATTCGTGATAATGAATGCGTCTTTGTATATTGGGGGGAATAGAAGAGTGTCGCGTTCAACAATACCTTCCTTTTTGGGTTCAATATCATATGCAAATATATCCGGTTTGGGAAATGTGGAATGCGTGTCAAACCAATTCAATAAATCGCCCTTTCCTGCAAATGGTTCTATTATAGAATTCATACACAGATTTGGTACAATCAATTCATCAAGAATATATGCACATTTATCTGTATAAAATTGTCCGCGTGTTTTTTTATCATTTTTTGACATTTATTCGTATTTATATTTAATATAAATAAGCATAAATACGAATATAATTCAATTTTTTATATAATACGAATATCTGTTATATACCCTCGACATATCGGACATTCCGTTTTAGTTTGTAAAGATGGATAGCAATTCGTACACATAACATTATGTAAACACGGCATAAATTGAATATTTTTAATATATGTAAAACACATAATACATTGATTTTCTTCTATCGACGTCTCAGTCGCAAATGGTAATATAGTATTCATAACTGGTTGTGGTTGTGGTGGCGGTGTTACTATCATACCTACATCCATTGTCATACGTGTATAAAACCCGCGAAATCCTATTCTTGCATATTCACTATCACAAATACGGACGCGTGTTTGATTAAAATCATTTTTCTCATAATATACGGAACCATTTTCATTCCGTGAAATTGAGAATATAATTCCTGGTAGTAATCCACGCACATTAATGGTTGTAACTGCTTCTACTCGTGGTGATAGACTTCCACCAGATGCATATTTCTTTTTAATTAGATTTGTTCTATTATCGGAATACATGAAATTATAATATGCCCACGTTTGATAATCACGTGCCGGATACCAATTGGGTCTATCGACATCAAGTAGGAACACTTTGACATCACTCCAATCGACAATAGGATATATTTTATTGTTTATTTTATCATAAATATAAGATGGATAATATGGATTATTATCAGTACGATAAATTTTTAATTGGCTTGTTTCATAGGGTACTTCTCGATATGTTCTCGAAACTGCATCTCTATATATATGAAATGCTTGAGCATAATCGTCGGGTGCGTCTATCCACCACTCATCTTCTTCTCGACGTATTCGAATTGTTGCTGTTGCTGATGTCATAATAACATATTATCATCATTAATTCCTTATATTTTTATCTTTTATCTTTTATCTTTTATAATATATACAGAATGGTTGCATCGAAACGTTCGAATAAACCAAATAAAAAATCAAAAGTAAAACGGTCAAATACACTTAAATTTACACCGATTCATCTTGAATCGCACATGGGAACAAGCAACAAATTTTATACAATAGAAGTATCATCTTTTCCACAAGGGTTTTTATTAGACCAAACTTGGGGTGGTATTGGAATGAAACCTCGGCGTCATAAAGATTGGCCGCGTCCAAGTGATTATTATGCTAAACTTGCCGATATTCAGGTAGTTGTAGATGAAATCGTCGCCGATAAAATGAAAAAGGGGTATATACGTATTGATTAGACAATAAAAACTATAAAATATAAGTTTTAATCAACCAGCACGCGATTTCTTTTTGGACGATTTTTGTTTATGACGACGCGAACGCTGTTTTTTTAAACTAAATTTGCTTACTTTGAACGCATGTAAATATCTACTATTTATTATTTCTTGTGTTTCTTGGTCGACATATGTATCCAAATCTAACATTTTGTTTGTTTGAATAAAATCAGTGATAGTATAACGTCTATCATCAGGCAATGTATTTTTTTCAATAAAAATACTCAGTTGTCCAGCATTAAAACCTAACTGCATTATTTTATTTAATTTAATTTGAAATGCTGATTTTTTATCAACCAAATTCATCAATTGACAGAAGAAATGATTTGATTTTGGGTCAAATTCCGATGTATCCATTCCAAAACGCGTAATGATACGTTTCATTTCTTCATATATTGGTTTCAAACTTTCATTATATTTTAGAGTGTGGCTACTATCTAAGGTTAAAAGAATCATATCCTTTAATTCTTTTGTTGTATTTTCTAATTCATTCCATATAGCACGCCCATCTACTTCTTTACCCGAATGTTCTTTTATTTGAACTTCTCTTCCACTGCGAAACGCCTTTTTATAGAATTGTCTAACTGTTGGCATCGAATTATTTTGTTTATATATTATTATAAATATTTAAAAATATAAATAAATTTGATTCGCATTTATATTTTTAACAATCAAGTAATACAAATGACACATAATCAATTATCGCAACTTGAGAAAGGATGCACCGGAATAATGAAACTTGAAAATGGTAAAATAGTTTTTGAGTTTGAAAGTATACAGTTAGAACCCAGTGCCCCACCTCTTATTGAAGATAACCCAATTGTTGATGAACTACGAAACGAATTGCGTGAAACGAAACAACAGTTGGCAGATTTAGAAAAACGTGTTCAAGAATTCTTTACCTTTAATAATACCGTGGGCAATGCTGGATATAATTTTGAATGTGATAAAATAAAATTTTGTGAATGTATGCATAATCTTCAACATTGTGGTGTTGGATTCAAAGTATATCTTGGTGATGAAAATAGACTATATGGTGATTTCGCTGACTATAGCCCCAATACTGTGAAAGGTGTGAAAAGTTTTAGAAACTTACGCACAATTCGTCTTGATTTTAGTTATGAGTTATATCCAAACCCTTCAATGAAAAAAATAAACAATAAATCATTGGGTCCTCAAGATAAATTATTAATATCTACCATCATTGAAATAACAAATGTTTCACAAAACAATATTGAAATCATATTTGACTTTTCAAGTGAAAAAATTGTAAGAATAGATTATATTATCGCCCTTTGCGAGCAATTACATCACGAGAAATTATCAAAACTGAAAATATCTCATGGTAAAATGAGCGAACAAACAGAACTTAAAAACAAAATCGACAAAAAAATATTTAAAAAAATTGAAATAGAAAATCTAATGACATCGTTATAATAGCTTGTTTCTATATTATTACACAAAAATTAAGTTTTGTCTATTTAGTTAGTATAATTGTTTTAAGTAAAAAATTGAAGAATACAAATAACATATTTATTCATATATATATTTCGCGATAATAATATATCAATCGTTCATATATAATGAACTTTCATCAACAATGGTTGGCTCGAAAATATGCTACAATTTGGCGGATTCGAATCATAGAAAAGAAAAAAACGTATAAAGCATTCAATCTAATCGATCACTCTACGTGGGTTCGTGCTATAGACGTTTATGACGGAGATACGTGTAAAGTACTTATGAATCATCGGGGGCAGATTGATGTATGGACGATTCGAATGAACGGATATGATTCACCTGAAATGCGACCCTTAAAATCGAATCCTAATCGTGAAAAAGAAAAGGAAGCCGCTAGAAAGGCACGCGAAGCATTATTAACACATTTTGATAATCATGTATTTATAAAAATAGTGGGTTTTGATAAATATGGTAGGTTATTGGTGGAAGCTTACAAGGGAACATTGCATATCAATCAATGGATGATAGATAATGGGTATGGGTATGCATATGCAGGTGGAAAAAAGATGACATATGATAAATAAAATATTGATAATAAACAATCATTTGAAGTGATACCATATAACAAAAACACAATGCGACCTCTACAACAAGTTGCTCCATCAAATTTGGTTTCCGGAAAACAATATTTGATTGAATACGATGGTCCATCAAAACCTGTATCGTATCCAAAATTTAAAGGAACGTTTGTACAAAATAAATTACCCGATGCTCCATATAAATGTATCATAACACATTTTCGCGATATTGTTTATGATACATTTATAAGTGCTCAATTCGAATTGACACTTCAAGATTGTTATTATAAATACTATGAAGCTGATGCTTTACCTCGTTATTATACAAATAAAGTCCTTCAACATATCATAGGAGACCCTGATTTCAAATTCTAAGCTATATTTTTGAAATCAGAACGATTTTCATTAAATTGTATATTCATCGAAAATTATTTAAAAAAATAAATTAGCTATTAAATATAGACGTAACTTATAATGTCATCTACTGAAAGTGCTGTAAGCACCGAAAATACAGAAACATTTGCGTTTCAAGCCGAGATTAATCAATTGATGTCTCTTATTATCAATACATTTTATAGCAACAAAGAGATTTTTTTACGTGAATTGGTATCAAACGCATCAGATGCGCTTGATAAAATAAGACATAAAAGTTTTCAAGAGAGTAGCGCATTAGACGCACAAAAAGAACTATTTATTCATATTGTTCCAGATAAGACAAATAAAACCCTGAGTATTATTGATTCTGGTATAGGTATGACGCGCGCGGATTTAATAACCTTTTTGGGAACAATTGCTCAATCCGGAACGAAATCTTTTATGGAAAAAATTAAAAATGGCGAAGATATATCATGTATCGGTCAATTTGGTGTAGGATTTTACTCGGCATATTTGGTTGCGGGACATGTAAGTGTTACATCAAAACATAATGACGATGAGCAATATGTGTGGGAATCAAATGCTGGTGGAACTTTTACAGTACGCAAAGATTTACCTGATGCAGAACAACTTTTGCGTGGAACTAAAATAACATTACATTTGAAAGATGAATTTTCTACTTATTTAGAAGAATCTCAATTACGCAATCTATTGAAAAAGCATTCGGAATTTATTAGTTATCCTATATCACTTCAAATCCAAAAAACAGAAGAACGTGAGATAGAGGATGCCGACGCCGACGCCAACGCAGACATAGATGAAAAAAAACCAGATGAATCGGGTGAGCCAGTTATTGAAGAGGTCAATGACGAAGCTGAAGACAAATCTAAATCTAAAAAAATGAAAAAGGTATCCGAAGTAGTTTATAGTTGGGATGTAACGAATAAACATAAACCTATTTGGACTCGCTCACCCGATGAAGTTAGTATCGAAGAGCATAATGCGTTTTATAAATCAATTTCTAATGATTGGGATGATCCTATTTTACATAAACATTTTTCGGTTGAAGGACAATTGGAATTCAAGAGTGTTATTTATGTGCCAAAACGATCGTCCAATAATATGTTTAATCAATCATCGAAAAAGAAATTTAATATGAAACTTTATGTTAGACGTGTATTTATTATGGATGGAACCGATGAATTGTGTCCAGAATGGTTATCATTTGTGCACGGTATTGTTGATTCAGAAGATTTACCACTTAATATTTCTCGTGAAATTCTACAACAAAATAAAATTATGAAAGTTATGAAGAAAAATATCATCAAAAAATGTATAGAATTGTTTGAAGAACTGGCTGAAACCGAAGATAAATATAAATCATTTTACGAACAATTTGGAAAAAATATCAAATTAGGTATTCATGAAGATGAACAAAATCGTGAAAGACTTTTGCCCTTATTGCGCTTTCAATCTACAACACATTCGACGGGTCTTGGAACATCATTAAAAGATTACGTTTCTCGTATGAGTGAATCACAACCCGGTATTTTCTATATTTCCGGTGAATCTATTGCAGCATTGGAAAATGCGCCATTTTTAGAAAAGCTTAAACGTAAAGGATATGAAGTATTGTACCTTATCGACCCAATGGATGAGTATATGGTCCAAATTGTTAAAGATTTTGATGGTAAAAAATTATTGTCAGCAACAAAAGATGGTATTCAATTAGATTTAGACGATGATTTTGAAAACAATAAAAAAGATACGGAACAATTATGCCTTCAATTTAAAAATATTCTTGGATCTTCTGTTGAAAAGGTCATATGTTCTAATCGATTGGTAGAATCCCCGTGTTGTATTGTAACTGCAGAATATGGTTGGTCGGCAAATATGGAGCGTATTATGAAAGCACAAGCATTAGGTGATGCATCTGCACGACAATATATGAACGCAAAAAAGATATTGGAAATTAATCCAACGCACCCTATTATTCAACATATGCGTCATAATGAAGAAACCTCTAATAAAGATTTCGTGTGGATGTTGTATGAGTCATCTTTAATTTCATCGGGATTTACATTAGATGAACCAAATGCTTATGTCAAACGTATTTATACTATTATTGAATCGGGATTGTCGATGGACGAACAAATCTGCGAACCATTAACTGAACAAGAAAACAAATCAATAGACACACATATTGTTCCTAATGAAGAATTCACCGATTCGATTGAAGATATTTCAACGGATATTGTGTCATCTACTCTTAATGATATTGTCAATAGCACAATTGAAGAAGTAGTAATTACACCAGTAGAGGTTGATATAGAAGAATAATTACAAAACACGCATATCGCGCGATATGAAGAATGTATTGAGTTCTCTACAATAGCGACGCGGAAATAATTTAAAATCATCGGTGGCAGCACCAAAGGTGCCTTTGGTACAAATACGACATATTAGGTTGCGTATGAATGCTTTTGTTATTGTATGTTGGCTATTTCCATTTGTATTATTATATTTATAATTAAATATCGCAATTGCGCAACAAATTGCGATATTTATATATGAATTTCCACCCGAAATATGAATTGTAGCTTGGGATGTAGTGTATAATGTATTTAAGCAACACATCAAATCATAAACTACATTTTTGATTTTCATATCATAGTTCAATGTAATTGTCCGTGTATCACACGTAATCGATATTCCAGTTATAGCTTTATTTGTAGTTGTCGAAACCGAGATTTGTCCGTATATCGGGTCGTTCATAACCTCTGTTTGAATACACGACTCACTCGTTGTAGAACGCACTATTTGGCGTATATATGCTTCCAATTCTGTATCTGTTGTATGACGCAAGAATTCCTCTGGTTGATTCCAAAACATTTCAGCGGTTAATCCGTGCGACCACATCTCTTCATCATCTCCTGCTCCAAGGATGTAGGTATCATCGGTGTGTGTCGTATTCGATGAACCGGCGGATACACATATAATTTTAATGGTGCTATCGTCCATTAGAACCGACGCATCAAAACTATCACGCGACGAAACAAATATCGGGATTATTTTTTTAGGTTTGTTATGTTTCTGTCGCACTAATTCTAATAAATGTTCGGGTAAAACGGATTTGGCTAATTCGACCCAGCCGTTTATTTTACGTTCAACGGTTTCGCGCAATTCACGCGATTCTCGTTCCGATATGACGTCTGGTAATATAACGCTCGTTGAGTCGGCGCCATCTTCGCCATCGGCGCAAAACAAACGATTCATAACTGTTGCCCAGATCGGGAGTGTTTTTGATAATGCGTCGGGGTATACTTTTGTGGAGTTTCCAGTTGAATCAACTACGAATACTGTATTGTGTGTGTAAATGAATTCTAAAAAGTGGCTATTTAATCGACGTATATTGAAATCCCATTGTTTATCATGTCCGTCCGTTGATTTGAAATAACACGTATGATTTTTATCTGCAGAACAATACCAGCTACCACACCTTAAATTGGCAACAACCGGAATTTGCGGGAACTTTTCAAATAATCGATCTAATTCAAGTTTATCATAATATATCGAATTCAATCTATGGCGCAGCATCTTTAATGGTGGTTTGTGTGTATTTTGTATCTTATTTATATCAAATTTTTGATTATTTTCTTATAATATTATAACAGATAACAACATGCTATATTCGAAATGTCGCAAAAATTGGGGGGAGGCGCAGAAAACGCTCCACACGCAAATCATATCGTTCTTATCATTCTAATAGATTACATATGAGAGGGGGAGAACCTTCAACAGTAAGGTCGGTATGTAAACGGACTCGTATTAGATAATGATGGACAAGTGCACCAAATAGTTCAAGAGTAGATAGATATAGTTCAGTCAAAGGTTAATGTTATTATCGTTTAAAATCTTTTAAGCTCTTTGATTCATTTTTACCATCGGCATATATTAATTCTACTCTAATGAGGTCAGTTAAATTTATAGAGTTAAATTTAAGAGAAGAAAATGACTCGGCACATCGATTAATTTGGTAGACCGCTGCCGTATAATTCGACCTTGCGTCTAAAACCGTATTTTTTACAGCTCTGAATTTAACACGCATTTTAAACGCATTCGGTTCTACTCCTTCTGTGATTTTAATTAACTCCGTCTTTTCTACAATCCAATTACTATAATTAAACAAAAATTCATTCTTCTTTAATGAATTTATTATTACAGTCATTATTTCTCTTTCATATATTTCATATGTATCAAGTGAAATTGACGGACGCAAACTTTCAATTTCCGTTTTAAGAACGCCTTCCATTTTTGGATCATCGTCGATGTTGATTTTGGTATTCATATAAATAGTTCGTTGCACTATCATTAAATTTTCATCTTGTTGTACATTCGTTAAGCGCGAGTATTCAAAATCTAAATTATCCGCTATTCTCAAAGCAAACAACAATGGTTTATCTTGAATATCCGCTTCTATATAGTCTCTATAAATAATTTCATCGGCTTTTCCAGACGAGGCTATATAAAATGAATGTTCTCGTTCTGTCGGTTTAAAACTACACGATTCTGGTTTATTCATATCATGTCTATTATCGCATCCGTTTACATCAAAATTATGTTCCTTAATTGAATCAAGTAAAACTTGAGTGGCGTTTGCATCAAATAACTTATGCGACTGAAAGTTTTGTTTCGTTATACGTTTGCTCGATACTGAGTGTAAAAACTTTTTGTTTGCAGGTATACCTTTATTATTACTACAATCATTATCATTAACATTATTGTGAATCGCGTTCATCTTTCCATTAAGACAATAAACTAAATCACTATAACCTACATCGTGCAAAAGTCCAGCAAATAGAATTAATAGGTTCATACTGTCATTATATTTTTCCGTCATCAATATGTTTAATTCAGGTATAGTTGTTAATAGTTCAAACATTTTAACGGTTACTCTTATTGAATGGTCTAACGCGTGTGATACGTAGTATGGTGGGTCAGTTATTGTTTGGTTATATAGTAATGTTAATATTTTTAAAATAATATTGTCTACTTCATTTATATTGTTGTTCGTTTTTTTAATAAGTTCTGATACCAATATTGTAAATAACTTTGATACATCATGTCTTTCTAAAGTTTTTAATAAAAGATTATGTTCATTTATATATTTAAAACTATCAGGCATTTCATAACTTGAAAAAAAATTTTCTCCGCGTTGTGAATTTTGTAAAATATTCTGCCGACTTCGACGGAGTATATTTTTTGTAATCGTTTTTTTAGTTTTATTTAATGTTCTGTTAGAAGATTTTTTTGACCTTATTCCCAAATTTGTGCGACGTTTAGAATACATCCTATGTTTATTATACTATATTGCAGAATATATTTTCAAATATCAATAGATTTAAACAAATAACACAGTAAATAATACTATATAATGCCCGAAATTGATATCGCGAATGTATCGAAATATATATCCGGTTGTGTTGTATTGAATGGTTGGATCCATCGCATACGAAGACAAGGCAAAAAGATGGCATTTGTCATCTTGCGTGATGGAACAGGCTATATCCAAGTTGGGTTATTCGGTTCAATTTTAACCGATAATAATGAATTGTTGAATCAAGAAGCCTATATTCGTGTTATGGGTAAGGTAAAAGTCGACGCACGTGCACCTGGTGGATATGAAGTCGAATGTGAAGAACTAACAATTCGTGGAAAAAGCGTCAATGATTGGGAAAATTCAGCACCTATTGACGCAAATCAACAACTCGCATTTGATAATCGACATTTATATTTGCGTGGTGAAAATACGGGTGCTATATTTAGAATACGCACATTCCTCATACGCACGTTTCGTGAATTTTACGAGAATCATCAATATACGGAAATAACACCACCATCCATGGTGAATAATGCGTGTGAAGGTGGTTCAACGTTATTCAAATTAAACTACTTCGGTGAAGACGGATATTTAACACAATCCAGTCAACTTTATCTTGAAAGTGTCGTTCCAGCATTTGGTCGAGTCTTTTGTATTCATCCTAGTTTTCGTGCGGAACGGTCAAGAACACGCCGGCATTTATCGGAATATACACATATTGAAATGGAGTCGCATAATATGTCGTTACACAAACTAATTGACCATTTGAAAAAACTATTCGATTTTATATTTCATAAAATCGATAACAATCCAGCAATCAAAGAACTTGTATTGAAATTGAATGCGAAATATCGACCATTATTTGAGGACGATTTTATCATTCTTCCCTATTATAAGGCCATTGAATTGTGCAGTGAGCTACAATTACAATTTATCGACAGTGACGTGGTGGATGATAAAGGCCGCCCTTATCAATACGGGGATGATTTAACCGATAAAGTCGAGCGTCAAATTTGCGAGCATTTAGGAAAACCTATATTTATAACCCAATTTCCATCACATATGAAAGCATTTTATATGGAACCACTTGAAACCGAACGTGGTATTGAAACCAATAGTTGTGATTTATTATTCCCGGGTGTAGGTGAAGTCGTCGGTGGATCTATGCGTAATTCCGATTATAATGATTTAATGGAAAAAATAAACAAAGAAGGAATCCCTGTTGAAAATTATAAATGGTATTTGGATCTGCGTAAATATGGTGCCGGACATACGGGTGGTTACGGTATTGGAACGGAACGCATTCTTCTCTACATTTTAGGAGGTGATGCGAGTGAATATAGTGTAAAGGATTGCTGTTTATATCCTCGGTATATGGGTCGTATTTCACCTTAGATGTTATAGGGCTCATTGTAATCATATAATAGTTTATATTTGATTGATTACTACGAAAATTATAAAATATATCTGCCGAAGGTGCCGAAGGCAACGCTGATTATGGTTAAACATCGACTATAAATCACATACATATGTGTATAAACATAAGCCGTACTACGCAAATATTTATTTAGTACGACTTATGTGTTTGATATAAATTAATGCCAGTGATTAAGTACCATCATAATACACCAAATATATAAAAGTTAACAATACAATTTTATTATTTCGACCAGTTCTGTATTTTGCTCATTTTCAATTTGTATAATACATTCATCTATTGTTTCTATTAATTTATCTAATTTGTCATCAATATCTACTTTGCTAATATTATCATCTGGATTAAAACGGATAAATATCCATTTCCCACTATGAATCATAAATAAGTCATCATACCGAATTTCTTCATCTTTGTTGTCGTATCCACGATGACAGAACTCATCCGTTTCAATCGCTAGAATAGTATTACCTATTAATTTACGATGATCTATTCGACGACGATGTGTGCAATCACAATTACCGGTATAAAGTGGTTTATCATGTATAAATCCTTCATATTTTGAGTTTATAATATTTCGTACCATAATTTCCTTTGTATGGGTGTATATAACTTTACTGCGTTCATCATCAGGAAAAATACGTTTGAAACAAGTTGCACAATATCCATCATATTTTATACATCCACAGCGAGAATCTATCCAATCAATGCAATTTGGACACCGTGCTCCACCTCCATGTCTTTTACATTTATCAGTTTTGCCTTGTGCACTAGATTGACAATTAGGTTCATTACATCGTGCTCCACCGCCATGTTTTTTACATTTATCCGTTTTACCTATAGCACTTGCTTGACAATTAGGCTCACAACATCGTGATCCACCTCCATGTGCTATA